GAAAAAGAAGGCGTTTTTGCAATTTCTTTAGTGGAAAATCCCGCTATTGAGATTGATTTTATCGCACTTTCAAAGGAAAATATTATAAAATTAGCAGAAGTTTCGGAAGAAAAGAGGCTTTTAATTTCGCCAGTTCTCATTCCGAACCAACCAATTTACAGACGAGATGATAAAGGAAATGAATTTAACATTGTATTTCCAGAAGAAACCATTCTAAAAGCACAGCAAAACTTCTATAAACAAGGATTTCAGCGCAATTCTAATATCGAACATGACGATAATTTGACATTAAACGATGTGACTTTTGTCGAAAGTTGGATAAAAGAAGATGATACACATGATAAATCTTTGAAATACGGGTTTGATTTGCCGAATGGGACATGGTTTGCAGTTATGAAAGTAGAAAATGATGAAACGTGGCAAAAAGTTAAGAATGGCGAAGTAAAAGGATTTTCTATTGAGGGAAATTTTGATTTAGAAAAAATTAATTTAAGTAATAATATGAGTTTTAAAGAACAATTTAGAGAGGTATTGGTGGAGTTCGGACTTGCCAAACCAAAAGAAGAAACTCCTGCTATTGAACTTGGCGCAATTGCTACCGTTGATGGCTCTTTGAAAATTGAGTTTGAAGGCGAAGCATTAGCTCTAGATGCAGAAGTATGGATGACCGACGAGAACGGCGAAAAACAACCAGTACCCGATGGAGATTACACTTTAGAAAATGATATGATAGTATTTATCGCAGATTCTATATGTGTGGAAATTAAAGAGCAGGAAGCGCCCAATCCAGAGGAAGACGTTGCGATGGAAGATGATAAATTCAAAGCATTAGAAACGAAAGTAAATGAGCTTCAAACGGCTTTGGATAATTTCAAACTTTCAATCGCTAAACAAATTGCAGAAGGATTTACTAAACTTTCAGAAGCGGTAAAAGAAGAAGAAAAAGAAGTTGAAGAAATTAAACTTACGAAAAAACAAAATGAAGTTTCTTTGGAAAATCTAACGCCATTAGAAAGATTCAGAGCAACAAAATTCAGAAATTAATAAAAAAAAAATAATTAAAATATGGCAATTACTTACAATTCAGTAGATTTTAGAGGAGTGGCAGCAGAGCCAATCATCGAGGAATTATTATTTGAGAACGAAACAATAGGAAGTGGCTTGGTAACATTTGAGGAAGATGTGAAAGCCGAGACTATTTTTACAGAGGCTTCTGCTTCTGCGACTTTACAACAATACACGAGTGGAGCGCCAACAAGTGCTGGTTCACTTTCTGCATTTGATGTAGTTGTAACGCCTTCAAAGGTTCAATTTTATCAAGAATTTGACCCTAACAACTTAAGATTTTCAAGATTCAAAAGAAGTATTAAACCAGGAGCTTGGGAAATTCTATCTGACGAATTTGAAAGAGTTGTTATCGGTGGTTTATACGCAAAGAAAGTTTCTTTAGCTTTAGAAAATGAGTTTTGGAATGGTGTAACTTCGGCAACTAAAACAGCGGTAGCGGTATTAACAGCAGGAACAGCTAACAATGCGGTAGGAGCAGCAGAAAAAACTTTAGTAGCGTCATTAACAGCATCTCAAATTGATGGGGTTGTTGCTAAAATGATTTACAATGATGACAATGCTTCTGCGACAGCTGGTGTAGGTGGTAGAATTAAAGTAGCAGGTACGGCAATTACAGCGGCTAATATTAAAGCGGAATACGACAAAATCTATGCAGCGATTCCAGCAGAAGTTTTAGCAGGACAAGAAGCTCCTTATATCTATGCTCCGAAATCACACAAACAAATGATTGTTCAAGCGAACAACGTTACAACTGACTACACTAAACCATTTGTAAAAGTTGGCGAAAGTTGGTATTTCAATGACATTGAAATTAAATTTGTACCGCTTCCAGAAAAAGTAGTTATCGCAGCATTGAAATCTCATTTGTTCTGGTGTACAGATTTGTTAGCAGATGTAAACACTATGCAAATTGACAAAATTGCAAATAACAGAGAGGATATGTTCTTGAAAAATAACATGACTTTAGCTGCTCACGTTGCAAATCAGAAATTTAATGTTCTTTACGTGGGATAAATAATACCGCTCATTAATTTGGGCGGTTAATAATTTAAAAAAAATAATATATGGCTTGTGATTTTATTACAAAAGGGAAAAAAGCAACTGCGTGTATGGATAGCGTTGGCGGTGTAAAGAATTATTACTTTGCATTGTGGGGTGATTACGGCATTACGGTTGCGGCAGGAGAGGTTTCATCTCTCGGCTCGTTGGCGCAAGTCTTTAAATACGAAGTGACAGGTAACGCTAATTCACTAACTGAAACATTGAATCCTTCAATGGAAAATATGACAGCATTTGTTACGCAAGTGGCTTCTGCAACTTTTCAAGGATTAAACAAAGATTTACAAGTTCAGTTATCATTGTTGGCGAAATCAAGAACTTTAGTGTTTGAAGAAGACTACAACGGTAATATCAAATTAATGGGATTGACCAACGGAGCTTATGGCAGCGCTGGAACAGCAGTAACTGGAGCGGCAAAAGGCGATTTAAGCGGTTATACCATTGAATTAACAGCAGAGGAAAAGGATTATGCACCATTCTTAGCTTCGGCAGCTAAAACGGCGTTATATGCAGCGGTAGAAGATGTATACGTTTCATAATTTTAAAAGTTTTAATTTTGCCCTCGATTAATTTCGGGGGTTTTTTGTTTATATAAAATTTATTTGTATATTTGTGTATTGAATTTTCATTTTGAAAATCATATTAAAAAAATCAAAATTAAACATTTCCCGAGTTGCACCTCGGGATTTTTTTATTAAAAAATAATTCATAACTTTACAGAAAATTAAAACGTTATGAAAAAACTATTTTTATTAATTCCTTTATTTTTGATTTCATGCGCAAATAGAGAAGAAAGTGACTGTAATTGCGATAAAATCTATTATAATATAGAATACTACACTATTGTAAATCAATATGGCTTAATTGAATTGAAAAGCAGGTTTAAAGCTACTGGAGCAGTTGAAAAAGCTAATCAATGTACGCCAACCGACTACATGAAAATTGATGACAATAGTTATATTAAAATTGTTTGTCATTAATTTTACTTTTTTCATTCAATATTTTCTATTTTAACCACCTTTTTTGGGTGGTTTTTTCATTTATAAGGTAAAATTTACACTTATTTTCGTTTATTAGTTATGAAAATAATTTCTAATTCAGATACAATTCATCAAATTAAAGTCATTCCAAGACGATATGCGGAAATTACCACCGCAAAAATAACCCATGAATTGACTGATAAAACCACAATTTTAGATTTTTACACGCAATTTGAGAAAAATGGTTATTTATTTTTCTCTTTTGAGTTTGTGGCAAAAAATGGAAATGAATATTTTCTTGAATTATACAATAACAACGATATTATTTATCGTGGAAAAATAAAATGTGATGAGTAACATTGAAGTAATAAAACTTGCCGAATACCAAAGACCTACCATAAAAGAAAGCATTTATCAAAGTTGGATTTTAAACGGCGATAAAAATAGCTTTTACAAAGAAATTATAGATGGTTATAATAATTCGCCAACAAACGCCGCTATTATAAGCTCGTATAGTCTTATGACTTATGGCTTAGGATTAAACCAACAGCAAAATTTAATCTCAAAATCAGATTTAAGAAAAGTTTGTGCAGATTTAAATTTGTTCGGAGAGGCTTCTGTAGAAATTCAGTACAAAAATAAAAAGGCGGTTAAAATTTACCACGTTCCGAAAAATAAAGTAGTTCCTTCTAAACAAATTGACGGAGAGATTAAAAGTTGGTGGTATTGTGAAGATTGGAGCCAACCAAGAAAATATCAACCTATCGAATTTGATGCCTTCGGATTTGGTAATAAAAGCAAAAATGAAATTCACGTAATTCGAGATTATGCGTTCGGTCAATTCTATTTTGCGAATCCGCAATATTTGGCGGCACTTCCTTATATTCAATTAGAAAATGAACTTTCAAACTACTTTGTAAATCACGTTAAAAATGGATTTTCGGCTGGTCATGTTATCAATATGAATATGCAGGAGCCAGATGATGAAATGAAAGGAAAAATAGTTGCTGATATTAAACGTAAATTAACTGGAAGTTCTAATGCTGGAGAGGTAATTGTAAGTTTCAATTCAAGTAAAGAATACAATACCAAAGTAGATAGAATTGAGGTTAGCGATGCGCACTCGCAGTATAATTGGCTTTGCGAATTTGCGAGAGACCAAATTTGTGTAGCTCATAAAGTAATTTCTGGAGCTATTTTAGGAATTGCTAAAGGTACTGGATTTTCGAGCAATGCCGAAGAAATTGAGACGGCGTTTAATGAAACGATGATTAATGTTATCACGCCAAAACAAGAGCTTATTTGCGATAATTTAGAGGCTATTATGGGAATGCAAAATTTAGCGTTCATCCCATTAAGACAGTCAATGAGTAATGAGGCAAAAAGCACTCAAACGCCAACGCAAATGGCTAAACATGAACATACTCACGAAACCGATGGTATTGCAGATGCATTAATTGAATTGGGTGAGGAAGTAGACGATGAAGAGTGGGAAGTGGTTTTGGAAAATGACTTGGAAGGCGTTCCAGAAAATATAGATGCAAAATTGAATTTGTCTGCAAGTATAATGTTAGGTGATTTGGAAATGGCTCGTGACTTTGCAAGTTTTTGGAAAGATAAATCAGAACAAGATACAAGCCTTTTTAAAGTTCGTTATAAGTATGCTGGTAATCCAAAACCGCAAAGGGAATTTTGCCAAAAGGTTATGAAAGCGGGCAAGGTTTACAGAAAAGAGGATATAGATGCGGCTGGTGATAAGGTTGTAAATCCTGGAATTGGAGCAAA